TAATAGTAATGTTTCCGCCATTGGTTCCAAATGTTGCAGAGGTAGAAATATTAATTGAACCCGCCGAAGATGATGTTGAACTGCCTGATGATATAGTAAGGGTGCCGCCGGAACCGGCATTTCCAGAGCCCGATGATATAGTAAGGTAGCCGCCGGCTCCAGAAGTTGCATTCGTGCAATTACCTGCAGTAAGACTAATATATCCGCCAGCGCCCGTAGAAGCAGAATTACCTGCTGCGAGTCCAATATATCCACCACCGTTAGCTCCAGTTCCGGTCATCGATCCAGAAGAAATACTAATATTTCCGGGTGATCCAGAAGTAGCGGATGAGTTAGTAACACTGCCGGCCGTTAGAGTGATAGTGCCAAGAGAGGACGGCGATGTTCCACTGTGACTACCAGTGGTAATAGATATAGCACCGGTAGATCCTGTATTACCGGTCGTAGTACAGCTATAGGTAGTAAGATTAACGGCGCCACCATTACCGCTTGTGCTAGTAGGAGCCTGGGTAAAAATATTAATAGGCCCTACGTTACCAGTCGATGACGGAGTTAATGTGGTAATCTGAATATCACCAGACTGTCCGGTGGACGAGGAGCCGCCTTGTATATTAACGCGACCACCCGATACGCCGCTGCCGCCTATTAAAGTAAGTAGACCTCCGGTACCCGATGTTGATCCTCCGGCCTGTACAGTGAGTTGACCGCCAGTACCCGAGTTAGCAGATCCCGATGAAACGGTTCCGGCACCGCCATTACCAGTACTGGTATTTGCACCGCCGGATATAGTAAAACTACCTGGAGAGCTTGAACTTGATGAGGTGCCTGCGGTCAGAGATATACTGCCGCCGGTACCCGATGTTGATCCTCCGGCCATTGCAGTAATTGATACTCCTGCGCCGTTGGAAGTTGTGCCGGCCGGCGCTGGCGGACTAAAAGTTAAACCATTTGACGAGATTGTAGTTAGCGAGGAATCTGCAGTATTACCGTTAAGTGTAATAAATGTCGATGCTAAGGCAATACTATCGGTATAGCTACCAATACTCCAATTTCCTGTACTGCTAACGTTGGCACCAAACACGTGGTGATTTGTAGTAGATGCAGAATTTACCCAATATTCTCGTGGAATCGTGGTAGTTGTTGCATCTGTTCCAAGATAGACACCGGAGGTTGTCGGGGCAACAGTTGGCACTGTTGCGGTAGCAGCTAAAGAATTTACCGATGCTGTCGGTGTTATCCAAACCGGTGGAGTAGTAGATCCAGTCGAGGATAAAACCTGCCCAGAAGTACCCGTATTTGTATTAACAGAGCCCGGACTAATTGCACCTGCAGCCGTAATATATAGAACTGGAGTATTATTAGTACCAAAGATAATATCGGCATTAGATCTGTTAAGAATATATCCTCGATTTGATGTATCTTGTCTTACTAAAAATCCCGATGTTCCAACAACATTTCCATTACCTGCCAGTTCGAGTGAAGCAGTATTACCGGTAGTGACTGTTGAGGAAATAGTAGAAGAGGTGGTGGCATTATTCACTGCCAAATTACCAGTCATAGTATCCCCGGTCTTCAGCACGTTTAACGACGCGGCGCCAGTTAAAGCACCAACGAATGATGTCGACGATACTGATGTCAATCCCGAAAGTGTAGTTGGTAAGCTAAGTGTTACTGCACCAGTTGCTGCCGAAGCTGTTAAGTTTGTAGAACCGGTAATAGATAGAACACCAGTATTTGAAAAAGTGTTACCAGTTAGAGATAGACCATTACCCGCAACGTATGTTCCTGCACCAGAAAATTGTACAAAAACAATATTATTTGTACCAATAGTTACACTTGTTGTAGTCTGTGTCCACCCAGTATCAGATAATGTTGTACCATTAGTTACATACAGAGTTGCATTATTTAATCCAGCAGTTGTATTTGTATCAGTAGAACGAGTTAATACCCAGTTCGTAGATGCAGATCCAAGAGTAGTAAGAGTGTAAATACCGTTTTGAGTTTGATCTGTTTGATTCTTTACAAGTATACGATCATTTAAATTTGCAGTATATCCATCGGTGGCAAATGCTGCCTGTGTTCCAGCATTAGTTAATGTTGCACCAACACCGGATGTACCATTCGAGTATGTCACAGTTAAGGCAGCAGTAGTGGCCGCTGCGGCTGCTTGTTTCCATTCTAGGCCATTAATTGATGCATCGACATAATTCTTAGTTACTGCATCAGTTCCATTAACTGGTGTAGGTAAACCAGTAACTGTATGTGTACCATCCATTGTAATAGTACCTGACATTGAACCACCTGTTAATGATAAATCAGATGAGGCGTGACCGGTTAATGCACCAACAAATGTTGTTGAGGATATAGAGGATAATCCGCTAATTGTAGTTGTTGTAGAACCAAGTGCAAGACTTGTTGAACCAAGTATCAGGGCACTATTTGTTAATGCACTATTTGGAATACCGGTGAAATTTGTACCACCCAATGTAGGAGTTGTTGTCCAGGTAGGAGTACCTGCAATTTCTTGTAGGACGCCAGTACCTTGAGGGAGAAAAATAGTTGTCCCGGCTGCTGATTGGTATGGTATACTATTGGCGGCGCCGCCGGCAATGTTTGTAGCAGTTGTGGAATTGGTAGCAGTCGTAGCGTTGCCTGTTAATGCCCCAACAAATGTTGTTGATGTAACAGAAGTTAATCCGGCTAATGTGGTTGCTGTTGCGCCTAATGCTATATTTGTGGAACCAAGCGTTACAGAACTATTTGTTAGACCTGAATTTGGAATACCAGAGAAATTTGTACCTGTAAGTGCTGGAGTTGTTGTCCAAGCAGGTGCACCTGCAATTTCCTGTAGTACACCTGTTCCTTGTGCTAAGAATGTTGTAGCACCGGCTGCGGTCTGATACGGGATACTATTCGCTGCGCCGCCTGCAATATTCGTAGCTGTAGAGATTGATCCACCAACAGTTGCCAATGTTCCGCTAGTAGGAAATGTTACATTGGTTGGACCAGTAGTTGTTAAAACAAGAGAATTAGCTCCTGCCATTGTAATAGAAGATCCCGATACGCCTAAATTGGCGATCGTGTTTCCATTGTTATCAAGACCATTCTTGGTAACAAAACGTTGATTATTTGTTGTCATAATTCACTATCCTTGATGACTATTAAACGACTATTGCTGTTGCGATAACCTTATACACGGTCACAGCATTGGACGGTGTGGTTAGAAGTTGAAGATTACCACCTGAAATTGCAGCGGTAAATGTTGCTAGTGTAGAACTCGATACCAGTGTATTATTTTCTGTCATATATACGTTAGTACCATCTTGTATTATTGTTACTTCGGTATATTCATACAAAGATCCAGAGGTAATTGAAATCTGATATTTTACTGAACGATAAGATGTAATGGCCAAACTAGCATCAAGAACTTGGTTGGCTGTTGTGGATGATGTCGTCAGTACTGACGAATAATGTAGACCGACTCCGTTTATACCGATAGAAGTCAATCCCGCAAGGCTTGTTGATATTGCGCCTAATGCAACATTTGTAGAACCAATAGTTACAGAATTGTTCGTTAATGCACTATTTGGAATACCGGTGAAATTTGTACCAGTTAATGCCGGTGTTGTTGACCAAATTGGTGCACCTGCAGATTCAGTTAGAACACCTGTTCCCTGAGAAAGGAATGTTGTTGTATTTGCACCAGTTTGATACGGGATACTATTCGCTGCGCCGCCTGCGATGTTTGTTGCGGATGATGCCACACCTGTTAATGCACCAACAAATGTTGTTGATGTAACAGAAGTTAATCCGGCTAATGTGGTTGCTGTTGCACCAAGTGCAACATTTGTAGAACCAATAGTTACAGAATTATTCGTTAGTGCTGAATTAGGTATGCCTGAAAAATTTGTACCTGTAAGTGTTGGTGTTGTTGTCCAAGAAGGTGCACCTGCGATTTCCTGTAGGACACCTGTTCCTTGTGCTAAGAATGTCGTATTATTTGCTGCAGTCTGGTAAGGAATACTGTTTGATGTTCCACCGGCAATATTTGTCGCTGTGGTTGCTGCAGGAACAGTTCCTGAAGTAGAGATTGTAACAGCACCGGTGCTACCCGAAACAGAAATATTACTTCCTGCAACAATGCTTGTTACACCTGTATTAGTAATTGTAGAGGCACCAGTTGCACCACTAATGGAAATGCCTGTACCAGCCAGGTTAGATGTTACACCTGTATTAGTAATAGTTACTGCACCTGTTGCGCTTGTATTTGTGCTCAGACCAGTATTAGTTGTTAAGCTAGTAACACCCAGATTAGTAATTGTGACTGCACCGGTTGCACTAGATACAGAAATACCTGCACCTGCTAAATTAGAGGTTACACCAGTATTAGTTACTGATACTGCGCCAGTTGCACTGGTATTTGTACTTAATCCTGTCCCCGAAGTAAAAGATGTTACACCTGTATTAGTAATTGTAGAGGCACCAGTTGCACCACTAATAGAAATGCCTGTACCAGCCAGGTTAGATGTTACACCTGTATTGGTAATTGTAGAGGCACCAGTTGCACCACTAATAGAAATGCCTGTACCAGCCAGGTTAGATGTTACACCTGTATTGGTAATTGTGACTGCACCAGTTGCGCTAACATTTGTGCTTAATCCAGTATTGGTCGTAACACTAAGAACACCAGTATTTGCAAAACTATTTCCAGTTAAAGATAAACCTACACCAGCAACATATGTACCGGCTCCCGAGAACTGACTAAAAGTAATATTGCTTGTTCCGATAACTGCATTCGTAGTTAATTGTGTCCAACCAGTATCAGATAATAATGTACCGTTCGTAATATATAATGTTGCATTATTCAGTAGAGACGATGTATTTGCATCCGATGTTCTTGTTAGAACCCAATTTGTGGCAGTGTCGCCAACTGTGGTTACCTGATAGATACCGTTTTGTATCTGATTTGTTTGATTCTTAACCAGAATACGATCGTTAAATGATGCAGTGTATCCATCAGTAGAGAATGCCGCCTGAGTTCCTGCGTTGGTTAACGTTGCACCAACACCCGATGTTCCATTTGAATAGGTTGCATTCAAGTTGGCCGTCGTCGAAGCCATTGCCGATAACTTCCATTCGAGTCCAGTCAATGCTGCGTCGACATAATTTTTGGATGCCGCATCTGAACCATTTACCGGATTCGGTAATCCTGTAACAGTATGTGTGCCATCCATTGTAATAGTACCAGTCATCGATCCGCCGCCGAGTGAAAGATCGAGAGATGCGTGACCTGTCAATCCGCCAACAAAAGCTGTCGAGGATACGGAAGATAGTCCGGTTATCGTGGTTGTTGTACTTCCAAGTGGTATACTTGTACTACCTAAAATAATTGAACTATTTGAAAGTGCACTATTTGGAATATTAGTAAAATTAGTTCCGTTGATGGCTGGACTGTTGTTCCAACTTGGCGCAGTGGCCCCACCTACCAATACCTGACTTGTTGTTCCTGCCGCTAGGAATGAAGTGGTATTAGTTGCTGACTGATAGGGAAGTGCACCGGTACTACCTCCTGCCAAGCTTGTTGCAAGTGCTGCGGTACCACCAAAAGGAATAGAAGTTACTGCAGTAATCAATCCCTTTGAATTAACCGTAATTTGAGGTATTGCTGAAGCTGATCCAAATGTACCCACATTTGAATTAACGTTCGCAAGTGTTAAGGGTAGGTTTCCACTACTAACAGTACCACTAGCATCGCCGCTGGCAGTTAGCGTTAATCCTACACTAATAGACTGCGGAGAGGTGTATACAAGATTGATACCATTGGTACCAGTCATATACGTACTTAGATAGTTCCAGATATCTGTATTTAGATAAGAATTTTGCCATTCGCTGATGCCGGAATTATATCTTAGATACTGACCGGTTTGTGGAGATACGACACTAACATCTGCCAGGTCTTCGAGTGTGATGCTCGACGGTCCACCACTAATATTTCCGAGTTGCACACCTGCAAGTTTAATTGCCATTTTTAGACTCCATTAATTCAATGTTGTGTATTTCCACGTTCCGTTAATATAAATCCATAGTTTATTGCCGGAAGAATCTGCCACCATAGGAACATACCCGGTAATAGCAGTCGGTACTGCTGATGGAGTGCCTGTAGTAACCGGAATGTATCCAAATCCAGTTGTTGCAGTTGTCGCGGGAGAAGGAGAACCAATCTTATTTAACGTGGTAAAACTTAAGACTCCTGCTCCGTTAGTGATAAGCACCTGCCCTGCAGATCCGTCTGCAGTTGGCCAGCGATTATCGCACAGGACGAGATACTGCCCGCCACCTACTGCAGGATTAATATGAAGATCGAGACTGTTATCTGTCGTGATTAATGACGGACCTGTAGTTCCGGAATCGATATTTACGTAATGAGTTGCATCAACGGATAAGGTTAAATCCGTTGAACCTTGTGCAGATATTTGACTATTTTGATAAATCGTCGTACCTGCTTTTCCAACAGTAAACGATGGTACACTTGTACCTTTAGCATTGATTGTTACTGACATAAACCTCCTGTTCGGAATTAATCCGTCTAGAGTAAGAATTACCCTAGTCATCGTGCTTTCTATTATTTATCTAAAGTCTGATAAATAATACAACAAGGTTGTTTATAGAGGTAAACTATGGGTAGAATTTCTTTATGGAACCCGGTCAAGGGCGACGATTATAGATTCATTGATAGAACTGTTGGTGAAAACTATAGAATTGCCGGCGACGGTATTCTAGTTCATATGTATATTGGACCAACTACAGATTCAACAGGAAGCACCGATACGTCCTTAACGACTATTCAGGATGTATTATTCCTACAAAATAATAATAGAAAATACGACCCTAATGTCATTGAATTAAAGGGTCATCACACGCCGACTGATGTTAGTTTTGATTTATCACAATTTGGTATTATGCTGAGTTCTGACACAATTCGAGTTACGTTTCACAATAACGATATGTTAGATGCGTTGGGTAGAAAACTTATTGCAGGTGATGTTTTAGAATTTCCAAGTTATCGAGATGTTCCTATTTTTGATAATGCCGCTGGTATCAATCGCTACTATGTTGTCCTTACTGCTCTTTATGCCGCACCCGGTTATGGTCAGAAATGGTTTCCTCATATTTGGATGGTAACGGCTAAATTAATGACGGCTTCTACAGAATTTTCAGAGATTACCGATCAGGCTGCTTCTGGACAGAATGACGGTGGCGTAGGTCAGGGTATTGGTGTAATGCCAGAAGGATTTACAGATACCGCAGATGCTAATGGTAATCCAGGCACAGGACCTAATCCTAATATCACTAATACTCTAAATCTATTCTGCTCAATTCTCGGACTCACCGACGAAGTTGTTGCAGAGGCACAATGTAATGCATTCTTTGATCCCAAGTTCTTCGAGAGTGCAAATTTGTATATCTACTTGGACCAGAACGGTTATCCGATTATCGGGAGTAATTACTTCAGCGGCGACGGTGCGCCACCAAATCTTTCCACAGATAATAATGATAATTTAGTTCCGGCTGGGCCACTTGTTGGCGCAGGAATTTCGTTTCCCCCTGGAATGACTGACGGACAATATTATCTAAGACTTGATTATTATCCGGAACGTTTATTTCAGAAGCAAGGTAATTGCTACAAACTTATCGAGGTAAATGTTTTGAAATATTGGACTGCGTACAATAGATTACTTGATACATTTATTGATAATAACACTGAGACAGTTCTCTCCGATGGCACTATTGTTCCGGAAAAGACTGCAGTTTCGCAAGTGGTTAAACAGAAGGTTGATCTCTACGCCAATCGTAAAAAGAAAGTATTATCTGACGAGGCCGCCAGACAGGCGATTGCCGATAGCCGCGCGGCTGCACAAGGTAATGCTGGTGGCACGATCTCCGGTTTTGACACACCGTACTCAACATAACAACAAAGAGAGGCACCCAAATCGGATTTTTTCTATGATGGCCAAATAAGGCGTTACCTATTACAATTTATGCGTATCTTTTCAGAAATTAAGGTTCGCAACGGTCCCGATGCAAATGGTATGTATACAATTCAACGTGTACCTATTCTTTACGGCGATCCTTCTATAATGGTTGCACAACTCATCAAGGGCGCAAGTGAAAATACTTTGCTACCATCACCTATGTTTAGTGCATACATTGATGATATTAAAATTTCTCCGAAACGCAGACAAGATACAATGTATGTCGGAAAAGTATCAACAGTTGAAAGAGAATTCGATGCCGAAACGCAAACGTACGGCTCGGGGCCGGGTGTTAGACAGGATGTCGAAAGATATATGCCAGTCCCTTATGATATTATCTTTAAACTCGATTGTTGGACTACCAATACCACAACTAAACTACAAATTATGGAACAGATTATGACAATCTTTAATCCATCTTTGCAGCTACAGCAGAATAGTAATATCTTAGATTGGACAAGTATCTTTGAAATCTGGTTCGAGGATTTTAAGTGGTCTAATAGAACTATCGGAGACTTGACCGGCGATGAACAGGATGTGATGTCCTTTAAATTTAAAGTTGAAGGTTGGATTAATCCGCCTGCTAAACTTAAGAGAAGCGGGCTTATTGCTGAAATTGTTACACAGGTATTTAACGTTGCTGATGTTGCCGATGTTCGAGGTAGAATAGATAAAGAATACGATCCACTCGGTTGTATCGGTGGAATTCCTATCCAAATTATTACAACAGAAGGTAACTATAGAATCTCTGTAGAGCAAGGAACTTCTACTGATACTATTACTTTACTTAATGAATTTGGTCAGCCTGATCCAACTTTAAGTTGGTTTGACTTAATTCAAAAGTATGGACAAATTACTCCAAACATCTCAAAGATCAGATTAAAACTTGATCCTAACATCGATGTTGATACTTCAGATATTATCGGTGGTATCGCATTAGATCCGTCAAACCAAAGTGTGCTACTCTTTACTCCAGATATAGATACTCTGCCACCGACTACACTCTCACCTATTCTAACAATCATTGATCCGATGGAATTATATCCGGGTAATGGTCTACCGGCTGCTGCCGCTGGCCAGAGATACCTGCTTACATCTCACGATTCTACCGGAGAAGAACCTGCAATTCCGCCGAATGTAGCAGGGTCACCGTGGGGGTCTACGCTAGTGGCGTACCCTAATGACATCATCGAATTTAACGGCATAAATTGGGTCGTATCTTTTAATTCACGAAATGCCACCGGTAAAAACTACGTGGTAAATAATGAAAATAGTTCTCAGTACACATTCGACGGTGTTGATTGGACCTATACCTATTACGGACAGTATGCGCCGGGCTATTGGAGAATAGATAACATTATATCTGCTCCAGATGGTACAACGATTAATAATTATGAATAATATACTTACGGACAAGACCGGGGTTGGAACGCTTTTTGTATCAACTAAAACAAACCGAGTCTTGTTAAATCTTCGTGCTCCTCATAAGACACATTCGATGTGTTGGTCGCTATGGGGCGGAATGGTAGAAGAGGGTGAGCAACCAAAAGAAGCATTACTTCGCGAACTTACAGAAGAAATGGGTTTTGTTCCAGATATAGAAAAAATTTATCCGTTTGATGTATATCAAAGTAAAGATAAACATTTTAAATATTATAGTTTTGTTTCAGTTGTAGTGGACGAATTTGTTCCAGAACTGAATATAGAAAGTTGCGGTTATGCCTGGATTGACCTTGGGCAGTGGCCGAAACCAATGCACCAAGGTGCCAAAATAAGCTTCTGCAGCTTAAAGGCGATTGATAAGATTCGTATTATCTTGAGTCAACATTAAGGCCAGGTAATCGCGTATACCGAATCTAAATCGGCATTGATGTCGCCTGTATTAATAGAATTGACTGCAGTGATCTTATCTGTTAATGTTGAAATTAATCCCGATGAGTATGCTCCTAGATCATTAAATAATTGGAACAATTGGGAATAACTATAAGGTGAATATTCTTTAATTCCAGTTGATGGATCGACACTGGGTAAAGTATAACTAGTCGGCGGAGTTATTCCGGGTCCTG